AAAAAGACCGAGAACTCACAGAAAAAGACCAAGAACTCAAGGAAAAAGACCGAGAACTCAAGGAAAAAGACCGAGAACTCACAGAAAAAGACCGAGAACTCACAGAAAAAGACCAAGAACTCACAGAAAAAGACCAAGAACTCACAGAAAAAGACCGAGAACTCAAGGAAAAAGACCGAGAACTCACAGAAAAAGACCGAGAACTCACAGAAAAAGACCGAGAACTCACAGAAAAAGACCAAGAACTCACAGAAAAAGACCGAGAACTCGTTGCACGAGGAATATTTCTGAAATCGTGTGTTGAAGATTTGAAGACATATTCTGAAAAAACTCAAGACACGGAAAAGAAAAATCAAGAGTTGGAACATTTGAACCATCGTTTGATTTGTGAAACTAGTAGTTTTGTAGAGAGAAAGTCGTCTTCATATTTTAGTCCAGAATTATAAGCACTCCGCTTGGTGCATAATATCACAAGTTCGCATTTTTTCTCTCAAATCACCCAAATATTAAAACAAGACTATTTCATTCTGATATATTGCACCTATGATATTTGCCTTTTTATAAGACCAATGATTATAGATTGCATTTGTAGATGGATTCACAGAACACACTTCACCCGACGGCAAACGTATTTCTTTCCACCAACTATGTCTATCAATCAAAATAGTATCATCGTCTTCATCCAACACACCTGCCCGACGCAATGAAGGCAGTCCATCTTCTGTAAAACTAAGCGTATAAACATCTCGCCCTTCATTGCATATAAAATACAAATTGTTAAATGGTGTCATTGTCATGTCAAACAGTTCAAGTGCAATGATTATATTTTTATAACAGTCTTGCCAACAAGAGGCGTCATAGGTGGATGCATTGGCTAACACGACCACCATTTCATCTTCCCTCGCAATACGCAAGTCTTGCATTATCGTTCCTTGTGCCGCCTGCGGCGGCGGCGTCTTCTCTCGCAATGAATCATACTTTTTCCATAAAAATTCAAGATGATTTTCCACTTCAACCCAACACTCATTCAAATGTGCAACTAGATTGTCATATTCTTCATCTATTTTCGCGTAAAAGAGATTCGGCATTTCAATGATTTCATTCGTTTCTCCCATTTCAAAGATACACGTTTTTACATTCACTCTTTCACGCAAATAATAAAGATTTCTCTCTTTATAGCGAATTCTTTTATCACGACTAAGAATTGTTTCAAATACATAATCTTTAATAAGAAACAATACGTGCTTATCCATTTTCAATTGATTTACCAAAAATTGTTTTTCCATGAAAATATATCTTTATATGTTTACTTTTTTAGATTCTGACATTGTGAATTCTATATACAATAAATAAAAAATGAAATGCTTTTTCTCTCTTTTACACACAACATTAAACATCAAACAACCAATCCATCAGCAATGGCTCAACAACAACAACAACTCATTCCGTTTGTCTTTCAAGGGAATACCTTTTATAAAACACAGGTTGATATGAAGAATAACAAGGGAAGTATGGGTCAAGTATTGTCGGTGTATGATGCCCCAATGGATGGTGCGTTTATTGGGACAATTATAAATGCACGATATATTGAAGAGAATATTCTCTTTGAGAAATTCACTATTACCAGTTATGCAGGACATACCTATATTTATGATTTGAATACAGAACTACTATTATGGTTTATCTACGCAGTCGGAATGCAAACCATACCTACGAAACAAGAGATTGCACAACTGGAGGCCTTTGCACTTGCTACGAATAATGCAAGTTCCGACAATGACTGGATGGGAGCGTTCCATATCTTGGATTTGCACGAGTATCTTCCTGAAGCACATCTTCCCATATTATTGAAATAAGAGACGACGACGACGACACTTTTAGCCTTTAGCCTTCAGCAACACTTTTAATTCTTCAAGGTTTAAAAAAAAATGAAATGCTTTTTTCTCTCGTAAAACAACCATCAAATAAACAAACCAAATCCAACAATAATCATGGCTCAACAACAACAACAACGAATTCCATTTGTCTTTCAAGGGAATACCTTTTATCATAAAACAGAATCAATCCAACCACAGATGAATACAGGTAATGAACTGAGAAATCAATCTACCGTTTATGATTCGGATAACGCGGAAAGTCCATGCATTGGACACATTGAAACAATGTTCATTTATAATGAAGAAACCAATGAATGGGACGAAATCAATAAGAACTTTAGGATTACAAGCCGCACAGGATATACTTATATCTATGATTTAGAGACTGAACAACTACTTCATTTTATCTATTCGTTTCATTACATTTATTCAGACGACGGTAATATTGACGGCATTCAAGCAAATCATAATATGAGTCCTCAAGAAATACAGCAATTGGAGATATTTAATCGGTATATCGTTGAAACAAATGCGGCAACAGATATGCAAGGCGTCTTTCACATTCTGGACATGGACGAACGGATTCCTCAAGAACAAGTTGAACTCGGATTAAAATAAGTTTTATAGGTTGATAGTTTGTAGAATGTAATTTAACTATTTTTTTTTCAAAAATGAAATGCTTATTCTGCCGACCAACTTGTCACAAATAAACCACCAAACCCAACCAACCGACCAAAATCAAATCATGGACCATCAACAAATGCAAACATTGAATCAGTTTCAATGCTATCTTTCTAGAGGCTCAAGAGAAATCATGGCTGAAATAATATGTCAATGGACGAGAGAAAATTATCACTTTATAATTGAAGAACTATATAAAAAAAACAGGACAGAAAACGAGGAGACCAGACATTTATGTTATTTATTTCATAATTCTGATATATATAGGTCAGCCAACTTAAAAGAGATGGTTATAAATTCAGGCATCATTTATCAACATCGTCTCTCTATTTATATGTATTGTTGCAGGTCTTTGGATATTAACCTGATTCCATTCAATCAAATAGAGAATAATTATATTAATATCTTTAATGCCGAAGAATTAGTAGAACGATTCATCTTTTGTTATTCTATTGATTTTGAAGAAACCATGGTCAACGAATTCATTGAAATCAGAGATAGTGTAGTCACATTAAAATGAGAGAATATAAAATTGAAATGCTTCCTTATCTCTCTCAATCCATCAATCCATCAATTAATAAACCTATAATCAATCCAACAATGGCTCAACAACAACAACTGCAAGAACAACCGGAAAATCAAAGGATCGCCAGATATGTTCAAGGAAAACTAGAGATTCAAGAAATGGTTGTAATGGAATCAGACCTTTATCCTGAAATAAAAGAGGAAATAAATGATACCATATATCAATGGACACGCGAACATTATACAGAAATGGTTGATATTCTCCATGCAGAAGACAAAAATGAATACACCGACTCCAGAATATTAAATCATCTATTTTATCACAATATTATTGATGAGAATAACTTCCTGGAAGAAGTCTTTCTATCTTCTGGAATCATAGAAAAACATCGCAATTCAATCTATCTCTATTGTTGCGAGAAATTGCAGATAAATCCGGCACCAACGGATCAGACTGACGGCTGGATACTAAATGCAAATAATGATGCACATATTGCACGCGCATTATCTATATCATTTCCTTCAGAGATATTACTCAATTCATTTATTGAAATCAGAGATAGTCCAGTCTTGAAATAACTCGGGAATCTCGGAATCTTGGGAATCAGGTAATCAAAAAAGAGAGAAAATATAAGTAATTCATAGATTTCATACAATTCGTGTAATTTAATTAAACAAACTTTTTTCATCGCAATGCAACTAATAAAAACATATAAAAAATTGAAATGCTTTGTCTCCTTCAATTCATCATCACTAATAAACAACAAACCAATCCAACAATGGCTCAACAACAAGAACTATATCTACAAGAACAAGAACTGCAACACCAAGTACAAGTGCTGCTACACAACGCACTTGTAAGACAAATACTACAACAACGACAACAAACACACGAAGAAACAATGACTACACACGGAAAACTGGAAATACAAGAGTTTCCTATACAACCTGGACGTCACGACCTTTGCCCAGAAACAAAAGAATTGCTACATAATTTACTTTGTCAATGGACTCGCGATAATTATCAAGAAATAGTAAAAATGCTTGATGAAAACAATTGTCAAGAATATGGTCCGACCATTAATTTGTCCAATGCAATTTGTGAAAACATCTTAATAGATGAAAATGAATCATTAATCGGGTTCATAGTAAATTCAGGAATCATACAAAATTATCGGGTTTCAATATATCTCTATTGTTGTGACGAAATGCAAATAAATATAGATGCAATTGACCAAACTCCAGACAATGCTTTAGACATTGCAAATAATCAAGATATAGCAGCACATTTATTATCGTGTTATACTTCTTCTGGTTCTCCTGATAAACTCATGGCAAACGAATTCATTGAAATCAGAGACAATCCAATCAGCTTGAAATAAACTCGGGAATCTTGGGAATCAGGTAATCAAAAAAGAGAGAAAGTAATTCATAGATTTTCATATAATTAATTCGTGTAACTAAACAAACTTTTTTCATCGCAAGCAATAAAAATATTAAAAAATTGAAATGCTTTATCTCCTTCAATTCATCCTCACTAATAAACAACAAACCAATCCAACAATGGCTCAACAACAACAAACCCACGAAGAAATAATGACTACTTACGGAAAATTACAACCAACCGGATACGAAACTCTTATTCACCATGCACTAGGAGAGAGAATGGACGCTTTAATAATTGATTGGACTCGTGACAATTATAATTTCTTGGTCGACATGCTTGATGGGTATCAAGGAGAAAATGACCCAAACCACATACATTATCTTCCAGAAGACGAACGAGTTAAACCATATGAACTATCGCATAATCTGGCAGAATACTTATCAAATGGAGCATATGAATCGGGACTTTATAAACCAGGGACGTCATTGCATACTCACATATTAACTTCAAATATAGCAAATGAATACCTTGGACGTATAGACATTTATGTCTGTAATTTTCTGAGAATTCACTTACTTGAAGAAGTGAATGTAGACATTGCTAACGAAGCACAAGTGATAGAAGTATTTCTATTTTGTTATTTATTGGATCGTTATGTATTGTTAAACGAATTCATTGAAATGAGAGACAGTCAACTCATCTTGAAATAAACTCGGGAATCAGGTAATCAAAAAAGAGAGAAAATATAAGTAATTCAGTAATTCATAGATTTTCATATAATTAATTCGTGTAATCTAATTAAACCAACTTTTTTTCTTGCAACGACACTTGACTCTCTAAAATTAATTCAAACACTTCCCGTATATGTTTTACTGAATGAACCCGAATATTCCGAATCACCTCTTTCTCTCTATTTTTCTCCATGAATTTATCAAAACACACCTGGTTTTCAAAAGGAAAAATGAATTCAGTAATGCCGGCTTTAATTCCACCGATTATTTTCAAATCCAAACAACCGATTTTACGTATTGTTCCACTCATGTCCATTTCACCCGTTATTCCAACATAATGCTTCACTTTTCTCTCATTAAATAAACTATAAATCAATGCACAAATACCCGCCAAGGCAGAAGGACCGTCTTTTGGCGTAGAACAATCGCCGCAATGTATATGAATTCCATATTTATTGTATTTATGTGAGAGAACTTCTTGCGTCTTGGCATCCGTCAAATTCCACGCCATAGTCAAGGCCACTTGCACGGATTCTTTCATTACATCTCCGAGAGAACCAGTCAATTTCAGGTCCAAGAACCGGCCACCATCGCCACTTAAACACGCGGGAAATGCCTGAATCTCAATGGGCAAGACACCGCTCATCCCGGCAGAATTCGCCCATAGTCCATTGACGATTCCTATGCGATTTTCACAATGAATTTTATAGGGAGTAATAGAAACACACCCTTTTAAATAGGTTCCAACCACATCGGATTTTGTCACTACTATCGGATAATTCACCACGCAATTCTTCTTTAAAATCTCCAAATTAATCTCGGAAACAATTTCAAACAACAACTCTTTTAATTTGCGAACACCGGATTCACATGTATATTCTTCAATAATGAATTTCACCACAGATTCATCAAAGACAATCATCTTTTCTAATCCCATTTTCTTGTAAATCTCCGGCAAAAGATATTTCTCGGAAATAATGATTTTATCTTCGAGAGAAAGATTGTTGAATTTAATGCGATGGATGCGGTCCAACAAAACGTGGTCAATTAATTCGGGGTCATTGTAAGATAAAATAAATAACGCCTTTGATAAATCCAAGTCTATTCCACTGAAATACTTGTCTTGAAAACAATCGTTTTGTGTGCTATCCAATAAATGCGTTAAAATGCCGACGATTTCCCGACCATGTTCTGTTTTACTAATCTTGTCCACTTCATCTATAAAAATAATAGGATTCATGCATTTTTTGTCAATCAATATTTGCACAATGCTCCCCCAACTAGACCCGACATATGTGTAGTTGTGACCATGCAATGTGCTGCCATTAGAATCGCCTCCCATCTGTAACATTGCAAATGGACGACTTATCCCGTGCTCATCTTTCAAACAATTAGACAATCCATATTTGGCCAGAGATGTTTTGCCAACGCCTGGTGCACCTTCAAACCCAAAACAATATCCAGACATGGACCCGTTTATCCATTGACCAATGATGCGTTCAATTTGTTTTTTCGCGTTCGCGTGGCCATAGACCGATTCATTTAATATGGGTGTTATATTATTTATATAAGATTGAATGGTTGACAAGTCTTTTTGAATTGCATCTATTTCTACTTTCCGAGAGAAATTTGGCAAACTTGCATGATTGTAAATTTCTTGTTTCAAAGCGGCCTTTGTTTTGCCTTTTCCTTTTTTAACACCCGCGCCGATACCCATGCCGACAGAATTATTCATTTTCACAAGTAATTCTATTAATTTTTGTTTGTCATAAGAATCAATATCGTCCAAATCATTCTTATTATTTTGAATGTATTTCATAATTTCAATATTAGTCGGCATAGTCGTGGCCGTGCCTACCACCACGTCGCGTTTGCACAATGCCTGAAATTTCGCACGAACAGATTCCATTAAACATAATATCGGTTCTCTCTTGTAGATTGAAAAGGGTATCTTCAATAATCCCTCTAAATATTGTCGTGCCTTGGACCCGTTGTCGTCCTGTTTGTTTTTTATCTCTTTTAATTTGGCAAAAGCACGGTCTTTCACCACATCACTCGTTTTTAATAAATAGATTTGCTGTTCTAATGGTATTTTATTTATTTCTAAAAAGGCAGAATGGTTGCAATACTTCACAGGCTTTGTCAACAGTTTCTTCGTGCACCAAGGCAAACTCTCAAACAATATTTCTTGGTCATTTTTATTTACATCATTAGAGAGAAGGTCGTATAATAAATACGCCAACTGTTGGTGTTCAAAATTATCATCATCAAGCAACAATTGAATTAATAATTCACGTTTCATGTACAAATCAGACGTGTTAAATTCCTTTACAATGTTGGAAATCATGCAATAAGACATTTGCTTTATTTTACTCATGTATCCGGCATATTTATTATACACATTGCCGCAATTCTCATAGATTAAATAATCCTTTAAAGATAATCCCGAGATAAAATTTCCAAACGATTTCTTGTGAAAATCCGAATCTTCAATCAACTCTTTTTTTTTCGATGAAATGTATTCATTGTTTAAAAAATCAATCATTACATTATCCACGATTCCACTAATAACCATATTTTGATTTGCCACTTTTATTCCAGACAGTTTAAGGTGAAAATGTTTGGAATTGGAATTCACATCACTACAAACAATGCCGTCCACTGTTTCGGATTTCATGGCATAACTAGTTGGATGAAAATATGTTTTTAATAAATCGTATTTTGGATCCAGAATAACCCTTGTGCCAAAACAAATCATTAGTAAATCTTCAAACGAATGCGTTCCGTATTTTTTAATGACAATAGACAAATCATTGTTAATTTCTTGCAACGAATTCACCATTTCAACTTCAGTTTGAGGAGACGACGGCGACAATTGTTTTAGTTTATCATTCACATTAAAGAGAGATTGTATAGCATCGTTCATTTCAGCATTCGTTCCAGTTCCGGTTTTATGAATATGCAAGAGTGTCATCTCTATCACATGCTGATAAAATGTGATTTTATTTATTATTTGAATGTTTTTTGGGGTTCTCATTACATTACATGAATATAATAATGTTTGACTAAAATTATTATATATAAATTATTATATGAGCAGTCTGAATATATTAAGTATTTATAACCCATCAGAAATTATAAAATATCTTGCATTTTATTCTCCAATCATTTTAATTCTCGGAGTAGTTTCCTTGTCATTTATATTTCAAAATTTCAAAGGAATCTTCTATTTGGGTGTACTATTGTTGCTTGTCGTGTGCAGAGAATTCATTTATTTGAAAAAGAAAAGGTCCGTGTCTAACGCGATTCGGCCACAAGCCGCCGCCGCCGCCGCAGGCGGCACTCCCGCAAACGCCGCAAACACAGCCGCAACAGCAACCACAAAAACAGGAGGCGGAAAAATATATAAAGGAGGTGCATCTCCCGATTGCATGACTGTATTATACAGCACTAATTTAGAAAGCAACGGGTCTTATAGTGCATTCATTTTCGCATTCACATTGACATATATTTTTCTTCCAATGTTTATAAATAAAAATATAAATGTCTGGATGCTGGTAGGATTGACCATGTATTTCATGTTTGACACCTTTGTCAAAAATCGCAGTGGGTGCGTTGAATCATCCAACGCATTTGTAAATGTATTGGTCGGTGCTGCCATTAGTGCAACCTTGGTATGTGTTATGATAAACACACCTGGATTAAGCAATCTATTGTTTTTCAATGATTACTCAAGCAACAAAGAAATATGCACAATGCCTAAAAATCAAACATTCAAATGTGCGGTATATAAAAACGGCGAATTAATCGGCAGTTCAACCACTTAACCCTGCCTTGTTTACTTCCAACCATTGATAGAATTGTGCGATTATTATTTTTCGTTGAAATGAATCACTCATCAATTTCATGTTTCTTGTTGAATTATAATTCAATTTGAAATTCTGAAGCACATTATAAAAGTTCGCAGTCTTGTATTTTTCCAATTCATCTATAGAAGCCACCGCCTTTTTTTTTCGGACATTCACGGAATTATGAAAAATAAATAATACATGTTTCAAATCAGTCTTGTTGTTAATTCTGGATATATTTACATTCGCTAAATTCGTCGTGGCATGACTCGCACAATCCGGACAAGGCAAATGTTTGCATATATTTTTGATTTGATTAAATGCTTCGCGACACAAACGGGTGTTGTCTGGCTCTTTTATTTTTTCGGCCATTGTGTGAAACAACAACCATACAGCGGGACCCCATTTATTAATTGACATTAATACATATAAAGATATTTTTTTAGGATAATTATCATGAATTATAATATAGAAAATGGTCTCAATTTTTACGAGACATTGAAACAAAACATTGCAGCACAATCTAGCGAAAATGAAAATGCCACAGATGAGGGACTTTGTCTAATATCAAACACTCCGCTTGAAGACCGTTTTTTCACGTTTGAATGCGGGCATAAATTCAATTATGAACCCATCTATAAAGATATATACAATCATAAAAAAAAATACAATTACATGGAAGGAGGCAAAGGACGATTGAATATGAATGAAATTCGGTGCCCTTTTTGTCGTAAAAAACACACGGGGACATTGCCATATTATTCCGAACTACCTTTTGCCAAGGTGCATGGCGTCAATTATATTAATCCCGAAATTGTAGAGTATGCAAATGGGAAATCTTTTGCGAAATGCCAGTATAAAATTCAGGATGAAACTGACCCGAATATCACAGTCAAGTGCGAATCCATTGGGAATGTGATAACTTCTGAATTTTGTTTTTGTTACATGCATTACATCAAACACAAAAATGACGAAAAACAAGTGGCGAAGTTGGCCAAGGCTGCCGCCAAGACGGCGGAAAAGGCGGCCAAAGTAGCGGCCAAAGTGGCGGAAAAGGCGGCCAAGGCAGCACAAAAGGTCGCGGAAAAAGAGGCCAAAGTGGCACAAAAAGCGGCGGAAAAAGCGGCCAAAGTAGCGGCGAAAAAGAATTCGAAATAATAATATAAAAATCTGTGATATTATTATTTATGGAGAGTAAAGACGAATTAATTGTCCACATTAAAGAATGGATTAAAATAGACAATGAAATTATAAAACTCAAAAATGACATTAAAGAGAGAAACGCCAAAAAGAAATCATTGACGGAAGACCTCATGCATGTCATGAAAGAAAACAATATTGACTGTTTTAATTTCAATGGCGGAGCAGTATTGTATAAAAAAAATATTGTTAAAAAACCAATCAATTCTAAAATGCTTTTAACCACATTGCAAACATATTATAAAGACGACCTAGAAATTGCACAAGAAATCGCGAATCATATTTTGAGCAATCGCGAAGAAATAATGAAAGAATCAATTAAGCGTAAAATAGATAAATAAAGACTATTATTTATTCTATAACACAATGTATTCCGGATTACATACATTACATAAAAATGACGAGTTTAATAAAATGTACGACACCGTATACATTTGTGCATATAAAATCAACAATGGGGCGGCGAAACCATTCCTTGAATATTTACTTTATAAAAAAGACACAACACTTTCATTCCCATCCTTCAAGTACATCAATGGGTCATGTCTTGTCAGCGAAACCATGGAATTGTTGCGATTTTTATGCAAGCCCAAGAATGCGTTTACAGAATACATGATGTTTTCTGAGTCATCGGACCTCGTATCCACTCCCGAATCAAAAGAGGTGGATTACACATACAATGGATATTTGACCATGGATGAAGACTTGTATCTCTTTTTTGACATTAGCGATGAAACAATCACTGGACCAAATGTATGGCTCTCTCTTATTGATGAAATCATTCATTATAATAATATTTGCAATTTTCAAATAGAATCCGTCGTTTCCACTTTATTTTTAAATAATAATCAATTACTTATCTTGCACGATTCAGAGGGAATCCCGATTGAAATGCCGACAGTGGCTTATTCTGGACAACATGAATCGTTGTTGAATTTTACATTTGTCTTTGGCGTATCAGACATTGAAATCATTGGGAATTATTCTTTTACAGATTACGTGCATTCCATTAAAAATGGCGGATGGTCTAAAACAAACATGCCTGAAATAAAATACGGGAAATTAATCACAGATAATGAACACGGCAGATATATCAAAGGCGGCATTGTGCGGTTTGCATTATTTTTAGGAAAAAATGAAATTATTACAAATACGGAATTATTAACCAGCAATTGGTCGTCTGAATTTGACAGCATCTATTACAATAGATTAGGCATGCCAGTATGGATTGTCAGTAAATTAGAACAACAAGTTCCATTGAGTTATCATTATATAGATAAAAAATCACTGTCTGCAACCTTTAATGCAAATGATGTTTATTTTGTATTATAAATTGCTTTCTTATTATATGGATACTATTACAATATTAGGGATATCATTGTTATTTTTTTATTCTCTTATACAAATACTTCAATTTTACGGAATTGACCCGAGCATATTTGCAATTTATATTATATTTTATGTGTTTCTTATTATTTCAAAGTTGATTTTACCTAGCACATATCCTTCTAATTTTGCAGATGACCTAGAAGAGCCTGAACCAAGTGATGATGCCGATGATGCTGATGCTGATGCAGAGGCTGATGATGTCCCAACCGCTAAAGGAACTGGAACTAGTAAGGCTGCTTATCCAAGTCCTTCACCTCGTCCTATTAGTAGTGATAGGAAAAACGAAATTCGTCAAGAACGTGCAGCAGCAAATAGTTCTAGTTCCTTTTTTGGTTCATTGTTTGGTTCTTCTGCACCTGAAACAACACAATCACCGGCAACTCAAGCACCTGCTGCAACTCAAGCGCCTGCTGCAACTCAAGCGCCTGAAACACAATCACCGCCCACAGGAGGACCAGACACGGCGAACGGATTTGCAGTTGGTTCTTTGTTCCAACTCATAGTTGGATTGTTTGGTGCTGCTAGATAAGTGTTGTCTTTAATATATAAAAAAATGATTTAAAAAATGAAATAAACCTACACCGGTATATATACATCACATTATGGAAAAGAAACTCAATAAGAAAATATCGGATTACATTTCGGTATTTAAAAATGATATTAAAGAAAAGGCCGATTCCATTGGGAATTCAAACAGCGAAGAAAGCATGAAATTATTGCAATATATTTATGATTACGAACGATTGACCATCACCAAAGAGGATGTTAGTAAACGCAAGCGTCAAAAATCGTCGGTGCCGCCCGCATTGCGATGTTTAGGTTTGCGTAGTAGTTCGGAGCAATGTTCTCGTCGTCGTAGTGTGTCGTCGTGTTACTGTGGAACGCATAGTAAAGGTATACCGCATGGTTCGTTATTAAGTGCGTCAG